GTATATCACCTTTCTTCATTATTGTAATATTATTAACAATAATACCCATTCCTTTTATCAACTCTACATACGTGTCAATTACGCCCATCTGTAAATCTATAACATAATCAGTATTATTACTTTCATCACAAACATTCCAGAAGTCATATAATGCGTTGTTATCCAACATATCTTTACATATTTTATCAGCATTGTATTTGATTTCTGCTCTAATTTCTGCAGTATTAAATTGCCATTGATATTTTAATAGCATATCATACATTCTATTTTCGAGTTCTATAAGAACTTCTCTTGAGTGTAAGAAGCTAAGAGATGAATAAGGAAATACTTGTGCTGATGCTTCGTCATTTATACAATATCCATTATTCAATTTATATACAATAGGATTTGCATTCATACCATGTAAATAATTAAGATCAGTATCATTAAAGTCCATTTCAGTTTTAGTTATAGTTTGAACTCTACCATTAGTAATACCTGCACATATTGTCCAAGGTACCATACCTGCTGTATTTGAAACAAATTTTTGCATATAAGTTGTAGCTGCGTAAGCTGCTGGTGGCACCCATTTTGGTATTCCATTATCATATATTCTTATATATGGGAAGAAATAACCAACACAACTTCTACCATCAACAGAAACATTATCTACAGCGTCTGTATACGGTTGAGCAAATTGATAATAATAATCTGGATTTTTACTATCATCTGCTCCAGCAGCAACATATTGAATATTTAAAGTATAATCATCATTTATAAATGATGGATTAGTTGAATTTTTAAATATTTTAGCTGATGGCATACTTATAAATCCTAAGCAATTAAGTTTCAATCCACAAACATTAGCAAGTTGTTGTTTTGATCCATATCCGTCCATTGGAGTCAATCCTAATCCAAATGAATCTACAAGATATCTCCATGATATTTTATTTTTATCTGCCAGAGCCTTTCCAAGATTTGTATCAATATCAATAATATCCAATATTGAATTTTGTCTAGTATCAGTACCATCTGGTATAGATGCTACATTTACTGTAAAAGGTGATAATACCAATGCTTTATATTCATTAACATATTCATCAATTTCTGGATATGTAAATGTTTGTAAAGATGTAGTACCACTTGGATTTAATGAATTATAATTATCAATTTTAATAGGAGAATCTGTATAAATATATTTATTATTAACATTTGTTGGATCATTTTTAATATTTATAATTCTAGTTATTTTTCTTGGAACAGATCCTTCTAAATATCCTTCTCCATTAGGTGCAGTCCAATATGATTCATCATAATAAGCGGTTAAAAAATTACCTATTGTTATTTCTGAATATCTATTTTTATCTATAGATATTTGTCTACAATCTGTAAGATCGTCACCGTACCATTGATCAATTTGAACTGATTGTTTCCAATTAGATCTATCTGAGAAAATAATTAAATTATGATTATATTCACTAGAATTTTTCCATTCATTATGAGAAACTGAATATGAAGTTGCAGGACTTATTGTTGATAAAAAATTAACTGTTAATATTTCACTTTGATCAATAAACATATCCAAATATATCTTAGTTGTCAATCCACTATTATTATTAACATAAAAATAATCGTAGTTATTAATATTACCATTATAATAATCCAAATACAATTTAGAATATGTTGCAACTATACCAGTAGATTCTTGGTCTTCGCCAAGTACACTATATCTAGTAGTTAATGTAGCAGTATCAACTGTATTATCGTGTAATAAAAACTCATTATCTACATAATATAATAAGAATGTATTACCTGAATGGCATAAAGATGGAGTATTACTATTGACATAAATTTTAATATTTGCATTTTGATTTGAAGTAGATTCAGTAGAAGAAACTGATAGCACAGGATCTTTATCGCCACCAATAAAATTACCTCCAGTTTGATGAATCAAAACACTTTTTGTAGTAATATTATCATACATTTCATAGAAAGATTGTGACTGTCTAAGAGAATTATAATCATTATAAATTCCTGTTTGACCAGATGTACCATTAAATTCAATATTAATATAATTTTGTGTATCAAAGCCGTCAGTAATTTCAGATACATAGCCACTTGTTGTTCCAATAGGCACATAACCATTAGAGTCAATAGAAACGGGATAATATGTTAACGTTGCAGTTGATCCAGAATTTGATATATATACATATCCTATAATTATAGTACTATCTAAACTATATAAATAATCTGGTAAAATTGCTCCTGTATTAGAATTAGATTCAGTTCCTTCTAGCACGTTAATAGTATTATCATTAGTAAGATAAAGAACATCATATCTTGATCCATTTGGATATGAAACACCATTTGACGCATTAACAACAAATGTATTACCAGTAATAAGTACACCATTTAATACATAATATGCGTTAGGATTAATAGTAAAAGTTGTTGATAAAGTTGTTCCTGTCGGACCTGTTAATGTTGTTGTATTACAACTAACTCCAAATATATTTCCATTCACATATGCACCAGATCTAACATCAACACCACTTTCAATAAAATCTGTATGGTAACTATCATGATTATTAGTAATAACATTATTAGCTGAATCTAAATATGTTTGAGAATATGATATTTGTTCATTAAGAATTGTATTATATGACATAAAATTAATACTGCTAACATCTTCTCCTACAATTGTTCCACCTATAATATCCAAGCTACTTACTCTAAAATCAGCTTCAAGTAATACATCTTCATTATATGTACAGAATAAACCAGTTTTATCTGTATCATTATTTATAATATTTTTAATGTACATATCTCTATTATTCAAATCTTTAAAATATGGAATTAAAGAGCAATCATAATTTGCAAGAACAGATACAGTACTTTCATTAAGAAATGCAGACACTTTATTTTTAATTAATCCATTTTTATCAAAATACTTACCATATGTAGTATCATTAGATAATGTTTTAT